TTAAATAGAAATGGAGAAAAAATACAATGAAAAGAAGTAAATCACAACTTAATACAATTTATAAATACTACGCAAAGAAGAGAGCGGAGGCAGTTACAGAGTTTATGGATTACAACGGTCTCTGGAATGAGTTCAAAGTGTCCGGCTATAAACGTCCTACAATGTTTCTTAAATGGGTGAAAGGTATTGAGGTTTATCCGGACGGAACTTTTGAGCAGTGTGATGATTGGATCGCCCCAAGATTCAGAAAGGAGTAGCAATGGCTTTAAAGGGAACAGAAAGAATTACAAATAAGGGGCAGGACGTTAATCCTTATAAAATTAATGAAAAAGAACTAGCCAGACTTTATACAAGTCTGGCTAAACGCCTAAATCAGAGAATGGTTCGTTTAGAGAGAGCAGGCTTTACCTCTGAATCCGGCGGTGCATATGCTGATTACAATGTAATTCTTAAAAAGTTTGGTTATAAGAAAAGAATACGAGAAAAAATAAAGTTTGATTACAGTGATCGTAACGTCCTATATATGCAGTTATCTTCCATGCGTAAGCAGGTACAAATGATGCAAAATGTCTTAAAAGAAAAAAGTTCTACGGTTCCCGGATGGAATTCCATCATAGAAAAGAGACGTGAGAAATTGTCTGCATATGGTATTGAATTCAAAGATACAATTGAAATGAGTGCATTTTTTCAGTCATATGCTTTTGAACTTATAAGTCTTTTATACTCTTCTGAACAGGCTGTAGAGTTCGTTGGAAAAGCTTTGCGAGACGGTGATACAATGAGTGAAATAATTAGCAAATTAGAAGAGTTCAGAGACCGCACGGACAAAGATAGAGCGGATGACGTAGCAAAAGAGCTCGGTTTCTCCGGAGAAGCAGAAGCACTAAAATATAAATTCAAGAGGTAAAATGTTTATAGCAGGGTATCCAGTAGTATCATATAAAGACTACGATTATATGCGTCTTTTTGACGGAAATTTCATACGGAAAAGTAATGCAGGACACTATCAGTCTTTTTATGAAAAAATCATAACCATAGACACTGAGACTTATGTATCTGATAATGAAGACATTGGATGGATAACTGATTGGACTATAACGATAGAAAATGATAGCTGTTTGTACGGTAATCATGTACGTGATCTTATCAATACGATTGACCGGATTTGTGACACGCTTCATGCTGATAAAGAACATACAGTGCGATTTTATATACATAATCTATCATATGACTATATGTTTTTGCGTAATCATCTATTAGATAAGTTTGGGGTTCCGGACTGCAAATTAGCTGTTAAAACTCACAGATATGTATTTATGCAATGGCAATCTTTTGGTATTGAAATCCGTGATAGTGCTATACTCACACAACGTACTCTTGAACGTCTATGTAAGGACATGGGGACGCTTGAAAAAGCTACTGGTACATGGAATTATAAAAAGAAAAGAACTCCTGAATCTGGGCGTACTGTAAAGGAATTAGTTTATGTCTGTGTTGATACTATTTGCCTGTGTAAAGCTTTACGGCTCTATTTATCTCAAAGAAACGTAACTGTTGCTACTGCCCCATTGACAAATACAGGCTTTATCCGTAACCAAGCAAGATCAAGATCACGCAAGGACAAAAAATGGCATAAGAAATTTATGTCAATGCAACTTAGTTTAGAACAGTATGAGTTGCTCACAGCCTGCTATCACGGGGGCTATACCCATGCGAATCGCTACTATGTCAATCAGTTAATTACTGAACCGGTGGAGTGCTACGATTTTACAAGTTCTTATCCTGCCAGAATCGTATATGAAAAGTTTCCTATGACAAACTTTGTTTATACAAAGGTATCGTTGCAGGATATCATGGAACTTAAAGATCATTATGCTTTTGCTGGCTATATACGCTTGAAAAAGCTACGATTGAAAAAAGATCATCCTATGCCACCGCTTGCTTTTCACAAAGCAAAAGTTTGCACGTTTCCAGATGCAGATAAGATAAGTAAAAAAAAGAAAGCTATGGAGTTGAATCTTGATAATGGTAAAATTGTTAATGCAGATCTTGTCATTTATCCCTTTACGGATCCGGATTTGCAAGTTATCTTTGAAGCCTATGACTTTGAATGGGCTGACGTTTCAAACGTCATGCGAGCAAAGAAAGACTATCTTCCGGATTGGCTGACCTCTTATGTGATTGAATTATTTGAGCATAAGAATATGTTGAAACATGCAGACCCGGTGCTTTATATGATTTCAAAAGGGGAGCTTAACGGTATCTATGGAATGATGGTACAAAAGATGATCCAATCCATGTTTGAAGAAGATTATGAAACTGGGTTATGGAATGATGGTTTAAGTGAATCGGATTACGAGAAAAAGTTACAAAAGTATTACAAAAGTAGAAATTCTTTTCTGCCTTATCAATGGGGAGTATGGATTACGGCCTATGCTAAGGCTGAGTTATTTGAACTTGGGAAGTGTTGCAAAAAATGGGTTTATTCTGACACTGATTCCGTTAAAGGCATGGAATGGGATAGGAAAAAACTTGCTGAGTATAACGAAAAAATCATGAAAAAATCAGAGGAGCGAGGACTTGGAACGGTACTCTTTAATGGAGAATCACACACGCTAGGAATTGCTGAGTTTGACGGAATTTACAGTGAGTTTAAAACTATGGGTAGTAAGCGATATTGTTATCGAGAAAATGGAAAACTGAAACAGACCGTTGCAGGAGTTCCAAAAGACGGAGTATACTGTCTTGATGACAACATAAATAACTTTGAAAAAGGATTTATATACAGAAATAGTCTCACTTATCGAAGAAACTACCGCCGTGCGAACGACTGGAAAAAAGAGCCAAGTTGGAAGCTTAAAACGGAATACCTCTATAGCAAAGGAATTAACAAGATAACTGTTGATGATTGTGAAATAGAGTACGGTTGTGCTATCAGATTATCCGATACGGAGTATGAATTAGATCATACCATCCCGTATGATAAGGAAACAGGATTGCCGTTGCCGTTTGAGACAAAAGATGTTTTATATAGTTAAAAAAGGGATGCAAGTTTTTTTTTGCATCCCTTTATTTTTTGTTTTCACATGAAACATTACATAGTAATTGATCCTCTGTGAATCTGTACCTGTGTTACTGTTTTCAAAGTTCTGTAGTTGTGTTTGTCATCACTAATGTCATACAAAGCAAGATAAATATGTCTAGCTCGGAAATTCAACTGTGCCGGAATGTGATAAAAATCGGATACAGATTTTACGATCACAGTCGTAGGATAGCAAGTATAGCCGTTTCCATCACCAATAAAACTGGTAGAATAAATACGTCCGAGATAGTATTCTGTGCCATTACAAACAAGTTCACCGCTGTTTGGAAAACAAACATAATCACTCCAAATGATATTACTCGCATTTTCGTTGTAGTTTGTAACGAACGTCCACCTAGACCCCAGAGTTGCTGTAAAATCTCCTGCTTCAAAGTTAGCGGTTACATCATAAAAGGATGGATGACAAGACCCGGTTTTTACTGCTTCCGCAAGGTAGGTAGCAAGTCGTTCTTGTCCGGTCGTGTTTGGATGAAAACCGTCCGACCCCATGAATCCGTCTGCGTGTAAAATATATTCGCTTCCATTAAGATAGATCCAATTTTTCCGCTGTGTGTTATACACACTCTTTGCAATTTTGAACCTGTTCCATTGTGTGCTGTCTGCTGACCATGCAACCATTGCTACAAAAATTTTAGCGTTCGGAAAACGTGTTTGTGCTACTCCATAGAAAGCGTTGATTGCATTTTCAATTTCTGAATAAGTAGCAAACTCGTTATATCCACCAACTACTAAGATCTGCTTTACAGATGGATCAGCGTCAATCTGATTCAAGAGCATAAGAAATGAGTTGTTAGACGTTGAAAATGAAGCACCGCCATTGCTTTTGATAGTTGCATTATCAATAGAACAGTAATCTAAAAAGTGTTCTGTCCATGGAGTAATGTTTCCTTCCGGTGTATACCCTACTGTGTAGCTGTCCCCGATAATGAGGGTTCTACCGCTTAAATCGAATAAACCATATCTTTTTTCAAGATTAGAAATAAGTTTACCCTGGTCGGTTACTGTGCTTTTTAATGGTTCAATTTCATCCGTCAAGATTTTTTTCGTTGCATCATCAACTACTTTTCCAATCTCTCCGGATTCTAGTGAATCTTTAATTGCATCATCAATCTGTTTTTGTGCTGTCCCTTTTATGTCTGACCATTCTTTGTGATCCTCTCCTGCCTGCTTTGCCACTTTTAAGAGATAGTCTAAGTTCATGTCCTGCATGGAGCTGTGAGGGTACGTATTAATCATTTTTCTCTCCTTTCTTAATAAACAAGAATCAGTAAGTCACTTGCAAATAATCCTGTGCAGTAATCTATAAATGATTGCTTTCTCAGTTGGAGTTCCGATTCTAACATTTGTTGTGAAGTAGTCACGCCTATGTTTCCGTGAATCTGTCCAGTGTGAGTTGTAGTCCCTTTTTCCGTGTTTTTTTCAGTTCGCCCATATTCAATGTTATTCACATCCTGCCCGGAAGTTTCCATTTTTGTACTATTTTCATAAGTTGTAGTATCTTCCTTTGACGGCTGATAAGTGTTAGAATCAAAAGCACTTACTTTTTCTTCCATTGTGTCTGCTCCTGTGTTTGACGTAACGGATCCTCTGTCTGCCTGTAAGGTGTTTTTGTCTTTACCACCTGTTACAGTGTTTCGCTCAATGTCTGGAGAATCCGTCCAGGACTCTTGTCTGTCATAGTTTTCTATGGGGTTATATTCTTTCTTTAATGCAAGGAAAACCCGTTCAATGGAATGCTGCCATTTTTTTGACCATGCCGGAATAGCTGACTGTTTCATAAAATCACTATCCGGATAGAGTGGTTCGCAATCCCCATAGGATAAAAGTAAACTGTCAATAAAATTCTGCTTGTCAGCTTCTGCCGGAAAAATCATGTGATCGAATAAGGTATTATCATATTCATAAAGTCCGGCTATTGTAATCCTATACATCCCCATTTTTTACACCTGCCTTTTTATAGTCTCTGATCTTTATGTTCAGATTTAAAGTTGGATAAAGACTGTTTGCCATGTCAATCCCTGTCTGCATTGTTTCTAGCCATGTAGTAAGTCGTGTCACAGATTCTATGTCGTTTTTTTCAGTTTCCAGAACATTTAAACGTTCTTTTTTATCAGATCCGACAGACGGGATCCCAACTTCTGTATTAAACTGATCAAGAAGTTCTTCAAAAACCTCAATTAACTCTTTTGAAATAAAGTTGTTTTTTAAATCTTTATTGAAAAACTCAAAAGGATCTGAACTTTTCCCCCTCATGTTTGCGTTCTCATTCTCTTTGATTGAAGCATTATAAGCAACTGCCGGATTACCTGCTTGCACTTCATCATAGATTTTTTCCAGTGTTTTCGCAGCACCTTTGTTTTTTGCGGCCATCATAAAAGCTAACTTGCTGTTGAACACATTCATATCAAAAGCAGAAGCTACCAAAGCCAGTTTATAACTATAATAACCGATAATGTCAAAAATTCCGCATCTGGACGGACGCAAATAGATTACGCTACAATCTGTACCAATCTTTAAATCCTGTAAGCTTATGTTTGCATTGGTAGCGTATGTGTTAATGCTTGCAAGCGTTGGTTTGCAATACATATCATAGCCACTGATTGCAGGATACTGAGCAATCAGTCCATATGCATCAGTATATGTGATCGCAATAAATCCCCCACCTAGCAGGCAAAACTTAAAATAGTCAATGTCAAATTTTGCATTGTATGTTATATCAAAAATAGAACACACTCTTTCATACAGCATACGATCAAACGTGTCAGTATATAGACTGTCTGCCTTGATTCCTGACGGTTGGAAGTAATTTGAAATGATATTGATTTTATCAAATCCAATGGGAATCCACATATTTTCACCTCTTTCTATGTTTCACGTGAAACATTATTCATAATAAAAACCACTATTCAAGTAGTTATTCACTGCTTCTTGATCTCCGGTAAATCCACTTATTTCTATGGATGCATTTCTGCATCTGAGATAGCCGGAACAAGTTGAAATCTTGCGAGTGTTTCCATCTGCATATCCCTCACTTGCACCATCAGGATCTATGCTTGTACAGGCATATGAATTAAACTCTAAAATCTGGTTATTGAGTATGTTTGATACGTTGCCAATCGTTCCAAGCATTGATACTTCCGGTGCTGTAATGCTTCTTCCTGCTTCTATTCCTGAAGAAATACCCTGTGCAATGTTTCCTTGCAATCCGGCACCAACAAGACTTACAGCTGAGGTGGTCAGTTGTGCTATGTTTGTGCTTGCATAACCGATTTGTACTGGAACTGACAACTGGAATTGATAAGATGCAAAAACAACTTTCTTTGATTGCAAAAATATATTGCATAATCCACTTGTTGCGTCAAATTGATAAAGCACATTTACACTTTTATCTATTTTATAGGGATTAAGAGCAACTACTCCGATAAAAGGAAGCTTTATAAAATAGTTTGAAAAAGACGAACTATAATATCTAAAATCAGTGATATCATAAAGTGGATTATTAAAAGCAAATGTATAAGAAAAATTAACAACTGTGTCTTCATCAATTCTTTTTGCCATCACGCCACTATCCCAGAATCCTAGCTGTATTGCTTCATTATTGTTATTTTTAAAAGCACTTTCAACAAAAGGAATCCATTTCAAGTCAACTATATATTTAAATGGGTCAAACATTAGCTTTGTAATGGCATCCGTTATAACGTCAGTAAAATTTGATTCTGTGTACATATACTCAAGTAAATTGTTTAATTGATCGCCGTTTATATAGTAGGATGCTACGCCAGTCCTTGAAACTACCCTTATAATATATTGCTGTGAATAAGTGCTTGTCATTATTTTCTCTTTATGACTTACATTTCTTGTTGATAAGACCCAGTCATTTGTAGGAATATACAAAGTGTCGTTGGCAAGCGTAGTCTGATTGCTTGATCTTTCAATGAAACAGGTATAATTACTGATTTCATTTTTAAAAGTTGCCAAAACATCCTCAGTACAACTAATTTCAGTTTGTCCCGCATTGATTGAAGTAGTTGAATCAATAAAATAATAATGATCCGCCCACTTTGCATAGTTAAATTGTAGCATGTCATTCATTGGTTTTTGTAAAATAAATGTAGGACTTTGAAATGTAGTTGCAGATTTTAAAAGGCAGGGAACTTCTGTCCCCTGCCCTGTAGGACGTTTTGTAGAATTTTTTCTTTTTGAAAAATGATACAAAACTATTTCTGTCATGATACGTATATATCTCCCTCTGAAGTAATGGCACAAATCCAACCAGATGGAATCAGTACCCACGTTGCTCCGGCTTCATCCTTTTTTACTTCTTTTACCGTGACTTTGGTTCCTTTTTTGAGACAGCCATCCGAATAAGCGTGTTTCATGCCGTCCATTGTCAGCTGTGCATACTCTTTGATCTGACCCCATATGCTATAGCGTACATGCAAGTGATCCACTCTGGTCGTATAAGTTTTTCCAATCAAATAGGCCAATGATTTATTATATTCATCCCATACCCTGCGGATGCAAGATAAATCACTTCTCCGACTTACAAGACTTTTGACAACTCCAATACCGGGATTGTCAGCAGTGTTTTTTCTACTGCCTCTACTCTCGATCATATAGCCAAAAAGTAGGTGACTTTCTCTTTTTTGGATATCCAATAAAAATGGCACAATGATTGATTGGATATCCAAAAAAGAGAAAGTCACCTACTTTTTGTTCCCCAATCGGAATCTTTGTTCCAAGTTTTGAATAACCAGAAGCTGTCATGTCTCCCACCTCTGAGCCTGCTTTCTTCTGAATATAGTAAAGCAATCCGGAGCAATCAAGCCCTGACTGCGGGGTATTACCTCCCCACACATATTTTACACCAAGTAATTCCTTTGCGTTTTCAACAAGTTCATTAGCTGTCATATTATACCAACTTTCCTAAGTGTTCGATTAACGAGTTCATTTTTTCAACAGCAAGCGTGTTGTTTTTTATGACTTCTGAAAGTGTGTCAACTTCATCTTTATGCTCTTCATTGAGTTTGTCAACTCGTGCGTTGGTCTGGTCGTACATGTACTTCACAAAGTATGCCATGACACAACAGCATACGATCGGAAACGCATAGTTTCCTAAGATAGTTAAAAATGTGTCCATCATTGCTAACTCCTCTCAAAATAATCACTATTTATAGGTGCGTCTGGGACATAATCGACAAGCACTGTCGCTTGTACAGA